TCAACATGGAACGAATGATTAAAAAATTAGAAGAACTAACTGGTGAAACATTCATCGAATCAGAATAACATTTTGTAAGACACAACCACACCATGAAAAGATTGACCATAAAAGAGAGACTTTACAAACTGGAACAGAAGATAGACCTCCTGATGAACAACCACCTATCACACCTGGATGGACGTATCCGACGCAACGAATGGTTGCTGTACACCATACTATTTTTCCTGCTGGGTATCAGTTGGAAGATGATGTCTTGACACCCATAACCCTACGATGACACCGACCACACGTGTGTAGCCATTGGCACCAGTGCGTTTTCCATTGATGTGACTTGGCATGACCGCAGGTGAGATCTAGATCCGCACAACCCAGATAAGGTCTGCGATGAAGACGGAACTCACAGGTGTGTGTGTCCTGACATCTATTGCGTTCACTGACACCAGGATCCTGGCAACGGAATGTGCCCAAATCTTGTATTTTGTTTAGGAAATCTTTCATGATGGAATGGAGGCAGTCCAATGGCATTAACAGGTTACTTTAGAGTAATGTATAGGATATACAACTACCTCCACTGTTATTTATAAATGGTGGTCATAACAGGGTCATTTTTGGTTGTGTATGGGACCGACTGTGTCAGTCCAAAAACTCGCTGTGCTCGTTTTTCTTCTTCTTCTGTTGCCTTTGGCCACAAGAGCACTTTTAGTAAAAACTAAAAAAATACTCTGCGAGCACTCACAACATCCAACCATTTAAATGTAGAGGGTATTCCGTATCTTACATTCCGCTTTCGCGTGTCCGACTTCCGTCATTGCAAACACGAGGTGAGTCGTCGTTGACTTGTAGTCCAAGTTTGCAAAGCCTGACATGAGAGTGTCCAACTCCTGTCAGCATAACTGCCCATTTGTTTATACTGTCCTAGCCTAACAGTCTTGACCGCAACTGGTCTACACAATCAGAGGTTGTGATCAACTCTTGTAAAAAATATGTTGTTGCTATGTTGCCTTGTGGGAAATTGTGTGCCTGAAAATGCCTATGCTATTACTTATGCTGACTCACAAATAACCCCATTATTTTTGAGTTGGACTAAATATATGCGATTATGGGACAAAACAAAGGCTTGACAAAGGCACTAGTTTATACTATAATAAGAGTGTTGGGTGCGGATCTTTAATGTGCTCCAAACAATAAAACCCACCCAACACTCTCTAACAAACAATGGCATGGACACAGAATACAAGATAACAGAATACCAGCAAGAGGATGTAGAAGAGATGATAGCCTTGGGTGCCGTAATGCATCGTGAGGGATCATACAAGGACCTACCATATGAACCAGAAAAGTTGAGACAACTGGACCGTGACATAAGAGCGGCAGGCAGGACACTGGGCAATGGATGGGTCAGCAGACTCAATGGCAAGATCATTGGCATGTATGTGGCATACATCACGTACTACTTTTTCTGTGACAAGAAGATTGCCAGTGATTATTTCTTCTACGTTGATCCCAAACACAGGAACAGGTTTCCCATGATGAGTGTGAAGTTGATCAAACGTGCGGAGAGATGGGCAAAGGCACAGGGGGCAATTGAATTCAGCCCGGCCACCAGTGTCATGATAGAACCAAGGGTTGGACGGCTATACGAATACATGAAGTTTGATGTGATCGGTAGTCTTTACAAGAAGAAAATATAAAGGAGACAAGCAATGGCAGTAGAAATATACTACGATAAAATTATAAAATTAGGACCAAGAAAGAATGATTACTACGATCAATCAAATGCAGATCATATCCAGTTGACCCAACATGTGATTAGGAACATGGGCAGGGTGGTGTATAGGCATGAGTTATGGCAAGACATCAGAGACTGGAAACTGTTCAATGAGGAGATGATGGCAGAAGTCAAATGGGCCAAGAGTGACAAACACAGTTGGAGACCCAGTATCAGGGATATGATATGGAAACTGCTAGAAACTGGAATGGATGACACACACGGTTTTTTCAAAAGATACAGTGTGAAACAGATAGACAACTACAACAAATACAGTAGCATCATAGCAAAATTATGGAACACCTATCATCCGCAGAACATGATCACTGCCAGCGAACTACAGGTCAAGATGACACAGCACATAGAGGAACCCGTGATCAAAAACAACCTAGACAAGTTTGTGGAGGTGAGCAAATGAGCAATCACAAACCACCATGGAACAAAGGTCTGCGAGGCATAGAAGCCGGATGGGATGATGCACGTAGACAACGGGCATCAGAGGGACAAAAACGTAGGATAAAACTACGTCCAAAGAAATATCAAATCCTGCTCAAGAAGGGACCTAGGCCCGACACCTGGGTGACAGGACCAAACAAGGCAGTACACAAACACTACTACAGATTCCTCAAGGCTCGGAACCAGGCCAAATTTTGGAAACAACCTTGGAGAATAACATGGCCACAATACCTAACACTATACAAGACTCTAAAAGGCAACTGGAGCAGGGCAAACAATCACAAGAACCTGTGCAGGATAGACACATCAAAAGGTTGGACCTTGAAGAATGTTTGTTTCATGACCAGGAGCAAGGCCATGAAACGTGTGACAGACAACACAAGGGCCAGGCCAAAAGGTCTGGGCAAAGGCAGACACTGGTGGAGGAAAAAAAATGGACAATGAAAAAAACAAGCACGAGCAGAACATGTTCGTTAGGGCAATTATAGAAACACAACAACAGAAGGAGATATATGACAGACTCGAAAAAAAACAACAAGAAAAGAAAGCCAAGGATTACCAGCAAAGGCATAGAAGCAGGAAAGTTAAGAACACTGTTAAATGAACTGCACGAGGATGAGATCAAGGATAGGTATAAAAACAACGATAGTGCCAAACGGGCCGAAGACATACTAAATCTGATCAGGAGCAGACAGGAAGAGCATGACAGGAAAGTAGCGATGCAACACTGGATCAATTTTGTTGAACACATAGAAAAAGTGGCCAGCAAGAAAGCAATTGCTTTCTTAAACAAAATAATCAGCAAGTGATCTGAATAAATATTTTTGTGCTGTGAAGGATTACTGTCTAGCCATAGTTTGTTAATCACAGCACATAATTTAATCTAAACTAAAAGAAAACCAAAGGAAAAAAAATGAGACAATTCACAGACCAAGAACTAGCAATCATAGCCAACATCATAGACGTTGCATCACAGAGGGGAATATTTCGTGCCGGAGACATGGAGGCCGTGGGTGCATTATACAAAAAGATCACAGCATCACTACCAAAACCAGAACCCAAAGAAGTAGAATCTGATGGCAAAAAATAGGGTTGATGCAGAATGGTTGGGCATACTAAAAAACTTCGCTGACCAGTACTGGGACAAGGAAGTCAACGAGGCCCATGAACTGTTCACGGCAGAGTATCCAAGCAATGACGACAAGGACTACATCAAGAAGACCACGTTTCTTGACAATGCCAAACGTAACAAACTGCAGATGCTGAAGGCACTGGCACAATCAAAGTCAGGTGCCATACATCCAACGGGGTCGAACAACATGCAGGAGAAGAACGAGGCCGCGAAACTGTTGGAACTTGCACAATCGAGGATAGCCGACAACAAGTAGTGCCATGTCTAAAATACCTTTCAAGGTGTTTTTGGATACACTCAACATCGTAGCATCACAGACAACACCACCAGTACACCAAGAGATAGCGGACTGGATTGAGTCCACGGACAACGAGCCGAGGAGGATCCTACAGATGTTTCGTCACGGTGGTAAGAGTTTCATAGTGGGTGCCTACGTCTGTTGGAAACTGCTCACGGATCCCAATTGGACCTGCCTGTTGATATCAGCCAAACGTAATCTAGCATTGCGTAACTCACAGTTCATCAGGCACATGATTGAATCACATCCATTGCTACAACATCTCAAGTCAGACCTATATCAATGGAAGACTGAATCATTCACAGTTGACAGGCCAATCATGCAGTTGAACCCATCCGTCACTGTAAGTAGTTTGGGAGCGTCATACACAGGTATGCATGCCAGTTGTGTGATCGCTGATGACGTGGAGACATCTGACAACACACTTTCACAGGAGGGACGCGAGCGTATCAAGGAAAGGGTTGCAGAGTTTGGTAAACTTTCAAAGAACATCTTTATGGTGGGCACACCGCACTCGGAGGATTCCGTGTATGACCATTTGGTCAGTGTTGGGTACACCATGAAGAAAGTGCCCGTGGTCAGGACAAAGAAAATCATACAGGAAGATTCAACAGAAATAGAGGAAGAATATTTGGCATGGCCAAATCATCCGGAAGGAATGTTTGACTACGAATGGTTGGAGCGACAGCGATTGGAGACCACGGAAGGAGACTTCAATTCACAGTACATGCTGATACCACAGTCGGTGTATCAATCACTAGTGCAGTTGGAGAACATCAACTACTATTCAGACGAACTGGAATGGGGATCCATCATACAACCTTTTGGCAATGCAATCACAACTTGCCGTCTAGGCAAACATCACATCAGTAGAGTTTGTGCGGCATGGGACGCGGCCACAGGACTGCAAGGTCGTGACGCTTCAGTGCTTTCAGTTTGTGCCAGGGACAATGACGGCAACACATTCGTGCATGACGTGATAACATTGAGTGCGGTGGACAAGGAGACAAAAGATTTCACGGGACAGTGCAGGGAGATAATCCAGGCCTGTGCCAAGCACAAGATAAGTCACGTGTTCGTTGAAGAAAACTTCAGTGCCACTTTGGCCAATGAGTTGAGACGTGTTGCAAGGGACATGAAGATAATGGTACAGGTGATTCCAAAATTTAGGAGCAAAAACAAGATGGTATTCATAGCACAGATAATGGAACCTTTGATCAAAGTGGGTAGATTATATGTTCATGAAAGGGTCAAAGAGGGCAGTTTATTCATGGACGAATTGCACCAATTCCCTAGGAACAAACACGATGACTGCATAGATGCTACGGCAGAAGCCATAAGCAACCTACCAAACATCGCTGTGGATGTCACAAAGGTGGCAAAGGTATTCAACCCATTACAGAACGCTGGTGGACGTTTCAAGATCAATTGACCAACTTCTGATAAATAATTTTGACGTTCAAGAATATTTATATAATAACACACGCACGAAAGGGTTGTTGTATAATAAACACACGCACACGCGAAAAGGAGACCGATGAAAATATATTCAAAGATAGTTTTTGACAAAGACATGAACATCATCGATGAGGAGTCTTACGAATACACGGGACCGGTTGCGATGGCAGGGGGATCACCTCCACCACCACCA